TTTACTTTAATTGTATTGAGTTTCTTAAGAGTTTTTTTAGTATTGTTAAGATTCTCTAACTTTGGTTGCAACTCATCCATAATCTTTAAAGTTTTTTCATCATTTTCATCCATGATGATATCAACTTCTTTATGAAGATTTTCTACTTGTTTCTCTTTTCTATCAATTCTTTCCTTACCAGATTTCTCAATATCTTTTATAAAACTTTCTTGCATCTCAATCTTATCTTCAATCATATCTTTTCGGATTGAAGCCTCTCTAATAACTTCATTACAAGAACGAACCCTATCCTTAAGGATTCCATTCATTGTAGAAAAGATTTTAATATCCAGAAGATCTTCTACAATGTCTCTACGATTTGAAGATGTCAACTGCATAAAAGGAACAAATGTAGCAGATCCAAGAATTACAGTCTGAGTAAAAGACTTGTAGTTTAGTTTAAGAATACCCTCTTCAAGTTTTTTCTGTTGATCAGCCTGTGCTGCATCTTGGTTCTGAACCTTACCGTCTATCCAGATCTCAAAAACGTTTGGTTTGATTCCACGAATTACCTTATACTCTCGGGATCCGATAGAGAATTCAATCTCTACTAGACAATCCTTTTCATTGACAGAGTTTACAAGTTGGGGTTTATTGATCTTACGAAATGGTTTGTTATACAAAACAAAGGTAAGAGCATCCAAAATGGTACTCTTACCCGAACCATTTGATCCCATGATCAAATTAGTATTTGACTTTTGAAAATCAACCTCAGTAAAATTATTCCCCGTACTCAGGAAGTTCTTCCAACGGATCGTCTTGAATAGAATCATATGGAGGTATAACCAACTCGTTTGGACTAATAATCGAATACCTATAATTATACCTGTCGCACATTGATATTGCAAGTTCAGAGTCTACTTCTACCACAGACATCTCTGGAAAGTCTTCTGCTTCAAGATGGATTGCATATCTTTCAGCATCATCCTCTTCCTGGAAAAAGAAAAGTGTCTTATCGCCATAACCATCTTCTACAGCGTATGCACCTTCTTCTTCTTGACCAGAAATTGTGAGAATGTACATTATTCGACTTCGCAAGCTTGTTGATAAACTTCTCTCAGAAGTTGTTTTACCCGTTCTTTGTTTAGATCAAAATCCGAGTCTTCAACATATTTATTGAGAATTGTTATCGTGTCTTCAATCTTTTCACCATCAAAATCAACATCATCATCGTTGACTTCAAAATTTTCTACTATCTTAAGATCATGAATACCCGACTTATAAACCTTGTCGATAAACTTATCGAACATTAAAGGATCGGACTTCTTTCTCACTACTACCTTTACAATCTTATCTTTAAGATTTCTAGTATCAAAAAGTTTTGCATTCTGATCTTCGTAGTAAATTCTTTCAAAGATATTGTATGGATTCTGAACAAACTCTAAACTAAAATCTTCAGTATCAAAGAAATTGAATCCTCTTTTATCGTCTACATCATTCCAGAACAACTGATAGGGATTACCGATATAAAAGATCTTTCCGTCATTTGATCTGGTGTGATAATGACCAGAACAAGTGATTCTGAACTTTTGGAACATGTCTACACTCATACCATGTTGTTGAACATGACCAGGATATGTAGAAAATCCATTGAGTTCTAGGTGACCAAATGCAGCCTTTGCTTTGGTTTTCGCGATTTTTTCTTGCGTCTCTTCAAAATTTTCTTGAGAGATCCAAGGAACCATGAATGCTTTGAATCCGTCAATGTTATACTCACCAGGACCAGAGATAGGAATAACATTATCGTATTCAGACAGAAGAGAATCAATCGAGTTGACCTCATTCGTATTCTTATAATATGCATCATGATTACCAACCAACTGGTAAACAGTGACACCTAGATCTTTGAATCTGTCATATACATTTTCTTTTGCCCAGTTGAGACACCAAAAGTCAACAGACTTTCTACTATCAAATGCATCACCAAGATGAATACAGTTTTTGATATTACGTTTCTCTAGTTCTGGAAAAAAGATGTCTTCATAAAATTTTCTAAAATACTCATGGAAGTTTTTACTTCCTTTACGTCCACCGTAATGAGTATCAGTAATCAGTGCAATAGAACTCATTGATACATCTTTGTTTGAATAGCATCCTTAATAGAATTATACTCTGCAGAATTATAATTGTCACCATCTACTGTGAACACTTCGTCGTAACCAGACCTCTCAATGATTTTGGTACGGATCTCCATTTGTTTCTTCTCCTTCTGGATTCTACGGAGAAACGCATAATGAATGATCTGCGTAAAGTAAGCAAAAGGATTCGAGGATTTCTCAGGATTAAAATTATGAATGTACTGAACGCAATTTTCGATTCCATCACAGATCATGTCCTCACGGAACATATAATTGACAAAGTTTGGTTTGTAAGACAGGTGGGTAGCGATCTTCAAGAAACACTCACCAAGGTAATTAGTAATACGTGGTTTCGGTTCACCTTTCTCTGCAGCCTCTGCAACATCGTTCTTATACTTAACGATTGCTTCTAGAAACTCTTTGTTATTAACGTAATGTTCTGATCTCTTGCGTTTTTGCATCTCATGGGTCCTTTGTTAATGTTTAGATTGTAACACAAAGTCGAGCTGTTGACAACACCCTAAGATATTGTGTACAATGACTCTGTGGAGTTTCAAAGATCAGCTTTCTTTTTATAAAGCTTTTCAAACATTATTCTTGCTTCGGATACTTTTGAAACATATCCAACAACTTCAGTAGTATCTTGAGCCCCTTCAGTTGGACTCTTTTTATCCTTTTGTCTGATGAACTTGTGGTACATCTGAATAGACTCTTGACTTTTCACTTCACTGATAGTCATTACTCTATCCATATTTAAAAGAAAACAGTCATCATCAGCAAACTTCAACCAAGGATCAATCTTATATCCTTGTACACCTCTTGAAGCAATAGTTATAACTTCTATCGTCACTGGATTATGAAGAACCAACATGGTTCTGTCTTCATGTTCCTCTGGAGAAACGATTGCAAATATCTCTTCTCCAGATATTAGTTTTATGACTGCATAGAAATCTTCTTCCATATTATTCTTTTAGATTTACTTGGATGAATTCATAATTGAATTGTTCTTCGTTGTATATTTTTACTCTTTCAATTAAGTGATTAAGAGTATAGTTTTTTCTATTCTGTTTTGTACAATCGTCAGCAATATCATATAAAACTGCTTGATTCTTACCATTTCCTTTTCTTAGAACCCTACCGATAGATTGTAGATTCCTGATTCTAGATTTGGATGGTGATGCAAAGATCACATTATGTAAGTTTTTAATATTAATTCCAGTTGAGAAAGTTCCGTAAGAGGCAACAATAATTGCATTATTTTCTTTTTCAGTAATCTCTCTTACAAGTTCTCTTTCTTCTGCATTCACTCCTCCGTGAACATAGAATACTTTTCTTCCTTTCTCCGCAGAACTATTTATCGATTCGTAAAGAGGGAGTCCATGTGATTCAACCCTAGCAAATAATACTAAGGTATTTCCTTTTAGATCTAGTGCAAGATTCTTTACAAAGTTATTTCTTTTTTCATGTCCAATAATAAATTGAACTTCATCTTCAAATGTTTCAAAAACTTGAGGATTGTGTCTCATGATAAGGATTTTAATTTGTAATTTAGACAAATGTCCTTTATCAATAAGTTCTTTTGTTTGAGTAACTTTATAAGATGGACCAAACAGTCCTTCCAATACCCACTTATGTGTTTGTGTTCCGTCTAGAGTTCCAGTAAAACCATATCTATACTTTGCATCTGCAAGTTTAGTCATGATACCCACTAAAGATTTTGATTTAAACTGGTGGGCCTCATCACCAATTACTACATCAAAACCATCAAAAAACTTTCTAGGTAGTTTGTAGATAGACTGCCAAGTAGTAATGACAACAGGGAACTCATTCGTCTTCTCACGTCCACTGTAGATGCGGTGGCAGAAGTCTTCAGCGTTCCAACCATAGTCCTCAAAGTCTTTATACATTTGTTCGACCAGGGACGTTGTAGGGACCACTAGGAGGATCTTTTTATTTCTCTCTGCAAAATACCTAACAACAGAATAAATCATCAAAGATTTGCCTGATGCAGTTGGTGAAATAAGTAGTTTGCGATTATACTTTAGTGCATCATATACTGCTTCAATTTGATAGTCTCTTGGTTTATACTTGGAGATTCTTGTCATGTAGTCTTTTACACCTTCATATGAGATCATCTCATTTTCTTCAAAAGGTGTTCCGTAGAATTTATTATCTTCAAACTCTACTTGGTAATCCCACTTGTTTGCCCATGAAACTACTTTATCTAAAAGTCCAACGTAGATCTCTCCAGTATGTGGGGAGAATAGTCGAATCTTTCCATCCCAATACTTACTCCGATACTGGGGCATAAACTTTGCACCTGGTACATCAAAAGTAAAGTGTTCAGAAAGTTCTTGAAATACGTGTGGTTCTGCCTTTAACTTTAGAAATACTTCGTTCTTTTTTCCAATTACAATATCAGTCATATCCTCTAATAAACTTTTGCCACTCAATCGCATTTTTAAGCTGATATGTTCTATTTAAGATAGTTTTGATAATGCTATCTAGATAGTCCAACATCATTTGATAGTAATCAATCTTAGTGAGACACTTGATAATATCTTCGTCTGCATCGAGATATTTGTCTAAGTCTCCTTTTAGAACTTTGTGGTCAAAAGGATATTCTGCATATACTTCTGGTTCTGCTCTACCAGTATAGTATTGCCATTTTTCTTTTTTTAAAATTTTATATTTGTTCTCTTGTGATTTCTTAAGAACAAGGATGTTATTATAAAGTTTGTAGTATTTTGAATGAAGACTCGGAATCTTTGTGGATTCTGAATGTAAATTATCATCATCGATCTTGGAATCTTGTTCCCAAAGATCTTGTATCATATCAAGATTCATACTTTTCAATGTCATAAAGATCATACTTAAATGTAGCCTCAGCAACTACATATTCCACATCAGTTGTAGCGGAATCAAAACTAACAGTTGTTAACGAAGTGGGGAAAAGTCCCCTAAAGTTTACTTTAGCATTAACTCTGAAGTTACTATTATATATCAACAAAGTTCCATCGGAGACATTAGGGTCTGCAGCAAGTTCGTCTCCATTGATCCAACTTTGATATTCTGCAATAGATTCTGGATATCCAAGACCTCTTATCCAGTTATGGATTTCCATATAGTTTTCAAGGTCTTCATCTACAATAAATCGAAGAACAAAATCTCCGTATTGTATTTTATCTCCTGGAACAGCACGGTCCTTAAGGTATGACGATTGAATCGCAACACCCATTCCAATCTCGGGAATGTTTGCAGCCTGTGCAAGGAAATCAACCTTCGGCGTTCTTGCTAAAGTAAATTTAAATCCAGTTGGGGCAAGAAAGTTTCTATTAGAAATTTGTCTTGCGAACGCAGAGAATGACATAGCGTTTTATCTTTATTTATTTGCATAAAAAAAGAGACCCGAAGGTCTCTGTATATCAACGGCGAAATCCACCTCTAGGCATTGGAGTACCAAAATCAGGAAGTTCAGGCATTCGTGAACATGGACGTTTGAATGTGCAACGTTTCCTTGGACGATGGATAGTTCCAGGTCTACCACCAGGATTTTCATGGAACATTCTAGGTTTTGCTTCAGCAACAGTACCTCCAGTGATGCTCACTGTCGTGGCAAGCATTAGAGGAAGAACGAATAGTTTAGTCATTTCATTTAATGTAGAGGATATAGTTACCCATCCATAAAATGGGTAAGTGCGTCCTAACAAATTATATAGACATAAAAAAAAGGACCCTTGCGGGTCCCTTTGGAAGAATCGTGAATCCGATGGATCACATGAGGTTTGCGACCTTGACTCTTCTGTAGTAACGGTTTGCGTTGATGCGGAGTCTTCCGAGACCTGCGGTAGTTCCTTCTGCGAATGGGTTAGCAACAATACCGTAACGGGTCTTGAAGCCAATCTTGGGCTGGAAGGTGTCCTGACCGACGGCACGAACCATCTGGAGAGGAACATATGGGCAGTAGAAGAGACCTGCGTCGTATGCGCTAGAACCCTTATAACCAACAACGTAGTACTGATCAGCAGCAACGTTTGCAGCATAAGGATCGATGTAGACACGATACTTACCTTGGAGAACACCAGCGAAGGTGTTACCAGTGTCATCAACGTTAAGGTTAGCGTTGAGTGCAGGGGTGTAATCGAGTACACCAGCCATGGTTAGAGCGGAAGCAACGTCTGCGGAGCAGATGATGGTGTTGCCCTTTCCTCTACGAGTTCTTTGTGCGATTGCGTTGGCATCGCGCTCGATTTGGAACAGAAGACCCTTGAACTTCTCAACAGACCAACGACCGTTGGAGTCAACGTCGAGGTCGAAAGTACCTGCGGTTGCAACGTTTGCAGTTGCACCTTGCTCAGCAACCTTGTAGATGGTTCTGATGACTTCGCGGTTGATTTCAGCGAGGATCTCAGTTGACAGGATGTTTGCCAACTCAGCCTCAGCGTTCAGACCGTGAATCGCCTTGAGGTCTTGTGCGAGTTCCAAGGAG